CCCGCCGCATTATATAAACGTTGGTGAGAATAGTTGGCTGGCTAAAAAATACGGACGATTAGATAAATACACTTGGCATGAAATGCTAAACAAAGGACTGAGCGAATGTCTGCGAGTAGTTAAACCAGGCTGTGTTGTGGCCATGAAATGGAGTGAGGGTGATATTAAGACAATTGATATGTTGAAAGTTTTACCACAACAACCAACTTTTGGCGACAAAACCGGCAAGACGAGATGGTTGTTTTTTGTGAAAGGTAGCTATGACTAATCTTACTGTCCTAAAAAAGCAAGTCAAACAAAAGCTCGAACAAGCTAGGCGGCGTAAACGACAATATAAGCACAAAGATAATAATGCCTGCAACCACACCTGGCGACGGTTTAAGCAGACGGTCCAACCTGAAGAACGAACGCACGACCAAATTAAGCTTGGAATGGAATATAAGGGTCAACGAGCATACTTCATTGTTGTGGCTTGTCCAGCATGTCATGCGAAGCGGTTTGTTGGGTATAAGGTGGAGAGATAGAAATGATTAACTTTATTACACTAATAACATCACTCAGGCAAAAGAACTTAGATAGACGAATAAATGAACTTGAAATAACTCTTCATTGTCTAAGAGATAGTCGGCGCAGCGCAAGTAGGCATAGGAGTGTTTTTTTTGAAAATAAGAAGATAGAAGATATTATCTGCGAGATAGATAAGCGTATACCTGCCACTCGCGCTAAACTAGAACGTCTATATAATAAACGAAAGGAGCTATAGCATGACTAAAAAAGTATACGTAAATACACAAGGAACTTATGTTTATAGCAGCATGGCTTGCTGGAAGCTTGGAGAGATAGTTGGGAAAATGCACGATAGCGAAGGCTACTTAACACACTATCTTGTTAAGTTAGAATATAATCACCGGATTATAAGAGCTAGAATTAGCGATGTGGCAGAAGTTGTTGAATAAAATGTATCCGTCAAGTACATATTTAGAGACTGTGTATTCTACGGGCAATATTATATGCGAGAAATACCCGTAGGAAGTGTTTGTGGTAGATATACGTTTTACGGGTAAAATAAAACCCGCCCCCATCGCCGGAGGCGGAGAAAGAACACGTGGATGCTTACACCACGTGCTACGCATTGTATCTTATTTCGATTTGTTTTTCCACCGCTTGGCGGCACCAGCTCGCCCTCTTTCGCGAGCAATGAGAGTGCGTTCCTCCGGCGATAGCTTCGCCCAACTACTTTTACCGCCAGCAGACAGCCTCTTGCGATGCTGCTCTAACTTCTCAAACTGTCCAACGGGTAGTAGAACATACTCTTTGTCGATCTCGTTTACAGCGCTGATTATGTCCGCGTTTAGTTCAGATATTGGTATGTATTTATTAATTAAATCTATTAGTTTTGTCATAAGTGAATTATAGCAGAAAGCTCCTTTCTTCCCGATATAATGCCTCGGGCGGGGCTAAATTTAGTTCTATTGTGCTGCCTTATTACCTCCCTAAAAAAGCTCCCTTTATTTCCCACAAATCAATAGTCGCATTCTTATTTCTAGCACGCAGCCTCTTAACGAAAGCTTTCGCGTCTTCAAGTGTCGTTTTCTTTTCATAATGATAGACTGCTAATCTTTCGGTAACCATTAATATATGGTATAGTTTCATATTTCCATCCTTTATTGCCGGCGATATTGATGAGGATTTAGTGTTTATCGACCAATTTGTTCATCCTTAAAATTTGAATTGTTGTAAGCATTGTAATGTTCTTTCTATCGCCGAATTGTTTAGTTGCTAGTGATTATTTCCTCATCACTGTCCTTAGTATAGCAAACCAGTCTGCTATTGTCAACACTTTCTACAATAATTTTGGTGATTTTATAGACCTTTCCTGAATTTTGGCGTATCATAAAAATACAACACCCCCATTTAGTGTTTATTTAATGCTGTTAGGGGTACTTTCTTTTGGAAAATGAAAAACATGCGGGTGGACGACCGCTGAAATTTGCATCAGTAGGAGAACTTGAGTGTAAGATTAAGGCGTATTTTAAGTATTGTGACCCCCATGTTGAGACGGTCCAAGTTCTGGAGTATCCGATGATTGAGGACAGAAAAGGACGCATGGTTGAGGATAAACTCGCCGAGCCGAAAGTCGTGAAGAGGAAGCGAGTTTCAGCACAGAGGCCGTACACAGTTACAGGTCTTGCGGCATTCCTGGGAACGACTCGACAGACACTGCTTGACTATGAATCGCGCGGCGAGTTTTCTGACGCGATAAAGGCTGCTAAGGTGAAAATAGAGTCTTTCGCAGAGGAAAGTTTATATACAAATAAGGCGTCTGTCGCAGGAACAATATTCTCACTCGCTAATAATTTTGGCTGGAAAAATAAAGTCGAGCAAGAGAATAGCGGCGAGTCGAAATTGGTTATCGAAACGCGCCACCATGCAGACGAGGAGACGGATGACAGTAATTAAGTTGCCGCATATTTACCGTGCGCGCGACTATCAGAAGGATTTCTGGGATGCATTACACGGCGAAGGCAAGCACAAGGGTAAGAGATATTGGCTATTCGTACTAATATGGCATCGTCGCGGCGGCAAGGACTTAACGAGTTGGAATGCGGCGATTGAGCATGGTGCAGAGAATGTCGAGACGATTAAATATGGTTTTCCAACTGGCGATATGGCGCGCGACAACTTATGGGAATCGGTGACCAACAACGGCTTGGCGTTCACTGATTTCATACCAATGGCTCTACGCGAGCGTAAGCATAGGCGTGACAATGGACTCAACGATAGTCTTAAACGGGTAAACTTCATAAACGGTACATCACTTCGCGTGATGTCGTTTTTTAAGCCCGGACGTGCTCGTGGAGGTAACAGTAAGCTATTTGTACTGTCTGAAATTCAAATGCATGACCCGCGAATCATCGATATCATCGAACCGATTGTTGAAGCGAACGGCGGTATAGTTATCGTCAACGGTACAGCGAATGGTGATAGTTGGCTGAAGTACATGCTTGAGAGCTGGAAAAACGACCCGAACGTATACGTCTCAATACTGACAGTAGACGACACGAATGTCTTTACGCCTGAACAGATGGTTAAAATCCGTCAACGAACAATTGAACGGTTTCTAGCGCGCGGTCAATCTGAAGAAGAAGCAAACGCTTTCGTTGACCAGGAGTATTACTGTTCATTTGAAGCACCGGTATCCGGCGCATACTTTGGTGGCGGTATGCGCCGTGCTGAGAATGAGAATCGAATACGCGACGTGCCATATGATCCATTGCTGCGCGTTAATACATACTGGGACTTAGGAATCGACGATAGCATGTCAATATGGTTTGTCCAGCTCTATGCAAATGAGATACGAGTGATTGATTATTACGAGAATTCAGGTGAGGGATTGCCATTCTACTTCGCTGAGCTGGATAAGCGAGGCTACGTATATGGCGAGCACTACGCACCGCATGACATTGAGGTACGTGAGTTGGGAAGTGGTATGAGCCGAAAGGAAACAGCAATGAAGCTTGGCATTAACTTCAAGACCGTGCCGAAGCCAGATAAGAAAGAGGAGGCTATCAATGCAATCCGTACAATCCTGCCGCGCTGCTATTTTGATAAAACGAAATGCGACCGAGGTATTAAGGCGCTAAAGTCGTATCACAAAACGTGGAACGAGAAGATGATGCGCTACGAAAATGAACCGGTGCATGATTGGTCAAGCCACGCTACCGATGCATTCTCTACCTTAGCTCTGACAGACCCCCGTGCTCTAACGAATAGAGCCCCGACACGACGCCCTCAAAAACGATTAAACATGATGACAAGGAGGTAAAACAATGAGTAGTACAGAAGCGCCAGTAGAGTTTGGTAAGCGAATCATTACGGAATCATATTACGACAATAAGTTGCGGTCGGTGAAGGTGACGCAAACTGAATCACTAGACGCCCTCGACTCGTTACATGCGCAGGAAATTGCAGTTAAAAAGGTGATGGATTTAATCAGAGCAGGTGTAGCTGAAGACGCTATTGATGTCCATTATGATATCGATAATATTACGAAAGAAGTGAAGCGCGTCCATATCACGTACACCATTATGAAGCAGCACACGAATGCATAAACATAAGTGTTGCTATAGTGATGGTAATATAGTATACTACCGGTATACGAACGCCGCCCCGACGTGGGAGTGTTCCGAAAGGAATATTTCTACCAGTGTCGGCGTTTTTGCTTGAAAATGAATTATCGGACTCACTTGAAGCCTCAAAGAAGTGGTCTGATACGTGGTTTGAACCATTCGACGAGTACGAACGGCTCGATGGCAACCAGCCAAGCCCCGAACTCCCTGAGCACTATCCAAAAGTCACCGACGGTACCGCAAGCGGTTTAGGTGAAGAAGAGGTAATGCGTGTATGGGGTCAACTGCAGACCGGACGTGTCGTATCATCGCCGCTTGATGGCGCAGACTTCGCTGAGTGGAAAACGGCGATAGTCGATACTTACTGGGTGAATAAAATAATCCCAAACGCAAATACTGACGCTAAATTCTTTGAAAAAGTAAAACTTGCCGACGAAAAGTCTGGCTTGTACGGCTCCCAGCCTCTCTTTGTATTCCCCGTCAGTAACGGTGATTATACCGGTTCTGATTTCATATTGCCCTATATCCGCGACGTAAAGCTTGAACCAGGTAAACCTACCGATAGAAGTTGTAGCTACATTTGGCTGGCACGCCACTATACGAAGCTAGCACTGCGTAGAATTATTGAACAAGTAAGAGGCGTGAAAGGTTACGCTGGCTGGAATCTCAAGATGTTGCAAAACATTGTAGACAGCGACGTATTTTCGTCGCGCACCGAGGATTTGCCGCGCGACTTGAAAGCTCAAGTAGACATGGGTAAAACGATAACGTTCTACACATGCTTTCAACGCGAACACAATGCGCCGTGGTATACGATATACCCAGACAGCTCGAACGATAAGATTGTCCGCTGGCAAACTAATACCGATATTGCTGGCGACTTACCAATATTTTTCAAGTATCGCAAAATCAATATGATTAACCCATATGGCGTAAGCCGTTATGAGAAGATCGGTCCCGGGCAGAACATGCTCGATTTCATGAAAGCCGCGAATGCGTATGGAATTCAGCAGGCGCTTGACCCGGCAGTGCAAGTAGCCGGCGATACGCAAAACGATCCAAACCTTGACCTTGACTCGCTCGTCGTTAGTCCAGGTAATCTCATGTTTACTGGTAATGCCCAAATAAACTGGTTTACCCCTGATAAAACAATCCTCCAAGCATTCCCAACCCTAATTGGCTCGTACAAGACTGATATTATGAACCTCATCGGCACAAACGACGGTTCAGTATCTGCGGCAGACAGCGGTAACACACAGTATTCGAAAGTGCCGGCAAGCATCCGCCAGCAGGCTGAACGCCGAAGCGCGCGCGATAACGCGCAGCGCCAAGCAGCAGACGATATGATGGCAACGCTTGCGAAACTGATGATCAATATCGCAATACAGAATAGTGACGGTTCGGACGCTATCAACATTACCGAAGAACAAGGCGATAAACTGCGTGCCGCCGGCTACGAAGTTCCAGAAGGCGAGACAGAAATATTGGCAGAGTTTGAAGAACTGAAGCAGGCGAAATATCGGTTTGAAATTGACCCAGGTTCATCGAAGTTTGAAGATGATGACGCAACAAAACAGCGAATTGTAGAGGCGATGAACGCCGCTGCGTCAATACCTGATATTGAGAATAAATTGCGGCAGGATGGTAAAGAAATTCATTGGGGTGAATTGATATCCGGACTATTTGAGAAGTCTGGGCTTGATAATGTCGATAAAATCATCACGCCGTTATCTCAGGAAGAGCAGCAGACAATCGATAATCAGGAGCAACTACAGGCTATGCAGACACAGAGTGCGCTTGACCAGGTAAAGGTACAGCAGGAGCAGGAAAAACTTGCACAGCAGCAAATGAAGACGCAGCAAGAAGCCGCCAAAACAGAAATGACCTCACAGAATGGCGCACAATCGACGGGAAGCCCCTCGGATGATGAACAGGTCGCCACAGAGCTCAAATCGCGTGGATGGAGCGATGAGGCGGTTAGAGAGTTTTTGGCGCGAATAGGAGGCGCAAATGGCTAGTAATGAAGCGATGTTTTTGGGTGTGAACCGCCCCCAAAAGAAGAAGTCGGAGAAAAAGCCGACTAAAGCAGATAAACGCCGCGACGAAATAAAGAACGTGCACATGTTGCTTGCGCCGGCAGCAGATAAGCTGATTGAAATCCTGGAAGTCGAACTGAAGAAAAACGACTCAAACATTGCAATCCTAAACCGCTTGAGAAGCAGTAATCCTCACCCGACTGATTCAGATTATGCCGTAGAAATGCGCGCAAGCGAAATCGTAGCAGATAGGTTGCGGAAAGTAATACTGCTATTAGAGAGCGCGAAGAAAGCGAGCAACCCATGACGAGCAATACAGAGTTTGAGGCGCTGAAGCTCAACCAGCCAGAGGAACTGACAGTCGAGCATCCAGACCCACCGGAGCACCACGAGTGGGAGCAGCGCGGTAACGACCTGGTGTGCACGAGTTGCCAGAACCGCCACGGGCACATAAAGGCAATTCCGAATGGAAAAATGCTTGTAAAGAAAGGAGATGACTACGATATCATTCCGATAGAGCCAACCCCACAGCCGTAGGCGTCCGCGACCGGCAATCGATCTTACCAACTACCACTTGTCGATTGTCGATCGGGGATTCCTCCGACCCTCGGGCACCGCCCGTATAAACGTGAAATAACTAACGAAAGGAGTGGTCCTATGGAAGATTCAGCAGCTCAGACTACTGAAGCAACTGTAGACAACAGCTCATCAGTTGATGTGCTTGATAGCTACGACTTATCGAAGCCGGATGGTGGACTCGGCACTACCTCTGACAACGATAACGATAGCCAAGAGAGTCAACGTGATGATGACGACCGGAGCGCAGACTCCGTGGAACAACAAACAGACACAGAGTCGGAAGATGACGCGAAAGGTGCGTCGGATAATCCTGGCAACATGTCTGAAGCAGAGAGGAACAACTACTTCGCGCAGCGCCGCATCGCAGCGAAGCAGCAGGCAGCACAAGCCGACTCTCAACTGCTTAAGGAATTAAGCAACCAGGCGATCAATGAATTCATAAACGTCGAGCCTGATGAGCAAGACTTTGAAGACATGGATCCAGCCGTAGCCGACCAGCTACGGGAATTGCGGCGAAACGAGCGAGCGCGCCAAGCTGAGCAAGCCCTCATGCAAGTCAAGCAAACGCGCGAACAGACTCGGCTATCGGTCATGCAGGCTGAATCAAGTATACCGCTATTTAACCCGTCTGACCCGCACTACAATCAATTTCTCCACGAAGAGGCACTCTCAGAATGGGCACACCGCTATGCCATCATTGCCGAAGATGCAAACGGTGATCCGCAGATTGTAGGCACACACGAGGGGGCACCCTCACCACTCGAATATTTACAAACCAAAGCGCCACAATACGAAGCGATGATCAAAGCTGAACGATCGCGTGGACAGCGAAGCGCACAGCGTAACCGTGCTAATAGCAGCGGTGCTGGCAGTGCAACCCGCTCAAGCGGCTCAGCAGACCGTATGAGTGATTTGGAAGCGCGTATCGGTGATGTACCGCTTACAAACGTATAGGCGCTTGTAATCCCAATAGGAGGAAACCATGGGTGTAAAGACAACTACAACGGATGTCGCCGCTGACATTCAGGAATACATGTCAGCGCAGACGCTCAAACGCGCCAAATATCAAACAGTGTTAAACCAGTTCGGACACTTGGAGAACATTCCGGCCGGTAATGGTAAAGGTATTCAGTTTACGCAATATGCTGAACTTGATATCGTTACCAACCCGTTAACGGAAGGTGTTGCGCCGGCAGGTAGCAAGCTTGCAGCGTCGGCCATCAACGCGACAATCGACCAGTACGGTGATTACATCACCATCACCGACTTGGCAGGGTTGACGCCAAAGCACCGAAAGATGCAGGAGAAATACCAAATTCTCTCCACGCAGGCGGCGCGTAGCTTAGACCGTGCAATCTACAATGTTGTTAGTAAAGGTACGGCAGTACGCTACGCGAACAATAAGACGACGCGCGATGGTTTGGCAAAGACGGATATTCTGAAATGGAATGACGTGCGCGCTGAGGTCGCTCGTTTACGCCAATCAGGTGCACGCGAGTTTACCGAAGTCGCAACGCGTAAAGAGTCGACAAAAGAAATCGAGATGAAAGCCGGCGACGGCAACTTCGTACTTGTTGTCGACCCGTTTGTCGAGCAGGATCTCATGAAAGATGAGGACTTCAAACAGGCGGCAATCCATCAGGCGAACAAAGACAAGGCAAACGAACTGTACACCGGTACGATTGCTCGGTTCTCCGGCGTAACGGTAGTCCGCAGCAACATGATCCCGACTGTGAAAAACACAGGGAACGTGGAGATTCACACGAGTTTGCTCTTTGGTATGGACGCGTATGGGAATACCGACCTTCAGGCACTGAAAACCTACAAGCAAGGTCCTGGTGGCGTGTCCGACCCGCTTGAGCAAATCATGACGCTCGGCTGGAAAGCGGCGGCAAAGGCGTGTATCCTGAACAACAACTGGATGGCACGTATTGAGAGCGGTTCGACTTACTAATCGCTCTCGGGGCGCGGGGAAAGTCCTTGCGCCCCACCATATCAACGTAATAGAAAGGATACTTATGGCAGTATTTACAAAAAAGACGGCTGCGAACGGACAGGTTCAATATCGTAAAGACGGTACGCTTGTATCGCCAGACGCTATTGATGAGCTGGTACTCGCAAAGCTAGATAGCGTAGCGGAGGGTACGCCTGTACCTGAGGACGGCGAAATCGATACGGACGTCGTGCCGGAAGCGCCTGCACCGGAATCAACTGACGACACGGTGCGAATCCACCTAGGACATACGATTTGCGTCAACGGCAAAGCGTACCGCGGCGGCGTAGAAATCGATGAGGAGTCGGGTGAAAAGAGAGACGTGTACATTACCGTGGAAAAAGATGTCGCTGAGGACTTGAAACGAATCGACGACGCAAACACGGAGTGCGAGCAAAATTTATTCCGCGACAACGGGAACAGCAGGGAGCCTGGACACCGACCGCAGGATATCAATCTGCCACGCTAACAACGTCGGATGATTTGTTGTAGGAGAGTTCGCGCGATAACGCGCGGCTCTTCTTTTGTATGACACTACATATAGAGTGCATAAGCAGTATATGACGCTAGGGATATTGCTTATTTATAAAGATATATGATATAATAAACCCATTCACCAATATGGAGGGGTTCATAGGGGGTGAACGCATCGTTGGAACGGTCTTAGAACGCCGTGAGGAAGCTGCAACGATTGACAATCTATTCGTCATATATCGAGATGGATGGCGTGGATCTCAAAAAGTTCTATTGCCATCAAGGCAACAATCGTTGTAGCCTACGCCGTCCATCTCGGCATATGACTTTTTTATTACCAAAAATCTAGAGAATGCTAGGTTAGTTCATTAGGAATTTGGAAAAATAAAAATGATTACAATGCCGATGCAGCCATGTGGCTGCAAGATGCCATATGGCGAGAAGAAAATTTAATAAGGGGAGGGTGCATGAAAGCATGTACAAATCCCGAGTGTATAGAGCACGTTATCTGTCGGTATATTCGCCGAAATGGTAAAAAGATTTACCCAAAACGTGCACGTTACTTCTCGTTTTGTGTATTGAAAAAAGCCGCCCGGATTAAAAAAGCGGCTTAATCAATAGCTCAAGAGTTTTAATAGATTCCTAGCGTCTATTAAAACTCTCACAGGCGTCGGAACAATCAGGCGTCTATGAGAGTCTTAATAAAATTGTAAAAGCTCAAAGTGTTTGTTTTTCATATTGTGTTTATTTGTGCCCGCCCGTATAAAGGGTTGCATTATTGCGTACAATATTACTACTAATTATAGTAACATGGCAAGCATAAGCATATCAAGCACATTGCCAAACCCACCCTATCATGCTACGCTAGTATTAGCATTATGCTATGAGCAGCCGCCCCGACGTGGGAGTTGCGCACTACTCGCCGCCCCGACGCGGGAGTGTGTAGTAACCAATGGCTATCTGATGCTCGTAGCAACTATTTCCCGCCCCGACGTGGGAGGAAGCAAGTACTCCGAAAACTAATCATTAACAAGTAGAGAGGATGTAGTGAGTGGGGTAAAACCTACGAACACATCACGAATATGCTTTTGATTGACAAATCACCTCTATTATGCTAGTATACAAGCATGAAAAGTAAGGTGGTAGTTGGCATACTTGCTATAGTATGCGCTTGGTTCGTTGGCGGCAATATCATTGAAGGATTAAAGCCGGTGACATACACCGATTGTTTTAACGAAGCAATTGGTTACGGTAACGTTTATAAAAACGAAGAGGCAAAGCAATCTCCATACGGGTACACTGAAGCTGTTACGAGGCAAGGTGTTGATGGCGAAAAGAGGACTTGCCGCGCAAGCAAGAAAGGCTACGACCCTCAGTTCACGACTCTGCGCGAGCCAGTGTCGGAGGAAATAACCTATACCGCTAATCCTGCTCCGCAGCCAACCGTTCAGCAGTTCCCGCAGGTGCAAAACACCTACGAACAAGATGAGCGGGGTGGAGCAATTTGTCGCGACGGTTGGCGTTCATACTCAACCGGACGCGGCACATGTTCGCATCATGGAGGAGTGGCGGAATGGCTGTAATCACATATTCGCAAATTGACGAGCGTTACTCTAACCAGGAACAACGAGATTCGGCGAGGAAAATGGTAGCGGCAGGACGTTTAGGGATAGCTCTTTTTGTACTTGCGCTAGTTGCTATCATATTCAAAATCTGTGAGGTGCAATCTAGCGGTACTAATGCTACTGATACAACAGTGGGTGCACTATTGATAGCGTTCTTACTATTCTTGTTTGTATATCTGCCATCGGTTGGCATGCGCAATCTCGGTAGTAAGAAGACGGTTAAGCTGTCTGCGATTGCCGGTATACTAGGTTCGGTTATACTCACGCCGGGTATTGTTGGTATATGGTGTATGGTTCGGTACATCAAAGCGGTGGGAGCCTTGAAACATTATGAACCGTTCTATGAAGAAACAGGCGATAGTGACGACGTTCAGGTTGCCGACACTGAAGACGATCAACCACCAACTCTCCTGAGAAAGCTCCTACGCAAACGATTGTCTAGTATCTTTGCCGTGTTATACACTCTCGGTATATTTACTATGACAACGGCTGTTGTAATAGCGCGATCTCAGGGCAAAAAAGCAGACGCAAACATGCAAGGCGTGTATTTCATCTTTGCATTCGTATTTGCTTTGGCATCCGGTATATCGGCAATCGTGGAGATATTCACTGCAAAAGCTGGTAAACGGTTGCGTGCAGTTGGTCACTTACTCTGTGTATTAGGGTTTGGCATACTCGTACTTGCAGCTACCTTTGGCGTTTTAGCTATACTTGATCAAGTACATCCAGGAACGGACGCGGCTAATGCTAGTAACAGTGCAACGCATACGCCTCGCGATAAGTACGACGAAGGTCCACCAGACGCAACCGAAATCCTAGAACTCGTGAACCAGGAACGGCAAAGTAAAGGTGTGTCGCCTCTTGCCGTAGACGAGCGGCTCGTAGCAAGTGCTAGGGAAAAGGCGGAGGATATGGCGGCACGTAGCTATCTGAAGCACGATAATCCAGAGGGAGTTCCCGGGACGGAGCTTGTATTCAAGCATACTGGCGATCTTTGCAGATATGGCGGAGAGAGTATACAGTTCTCCCCAGGCGAGGAAGTAACATCTCGAATGGTGGTAAATTCATGGAAGGAATCAAAACCCCATTATGATGGTATGTTAAACGGAAAGTATTTGCTCACAGGCATATACGTTAAGCAAGGGACGTACGCAGCTTCCGATGGGTATTACTCAGTTCAGCACTTCTGTCAAATAAGACAATAAGATAATCCACTCACTACATCCTCTCTACAAATCCAAAGGGAGGATTTTTATTATGGCATGGGAATGGAATCATGAGCGTCCCGGCTCAAACCAAAATGGATTCAAAGACTTTATCGATAGCATTTATGCTGGAGTTACGGGTCAAACGCCCCTGTGGAAGCAGCAGGAGTTAATAGATAGAAACCGCGCAGATAGCGACAAGGCAATATCACAACATCTTAACAATCAAAACAACAATCAATCTCAAACTCAACCCCAAGGCAACACCGGTGACACCGTCTACCGCGGCGGAGGCGACAACTATCAATCCAACAAAGACCGCGACATCACCCTCGGTATGATAGACCAGCAAATCGGCGCTATCGATAATTCGCTAAACAACCTGGGTGCAACCCGTAGTGCAGCTCAAAACCAAATCAATGATGCATACAACAAGGGTATGGATAGGCTCAACCAACAGCAATCACGCGCCCTAAGCCGTTATGCTACCAAACGCTCAGACACGACAAGAGACTTCCAGCATAGCACCGAAGATATTGACATCAACAGTGCAAATAAATACCGCGCCTTACAGAACCTGCTTGGGCGCGCTGGCGCAGGGCGTTCTAGCGCAAGTGCAAACGTCGTACCATATGCCGTAGCGCAAGACGCAAGTAAGTCTCGCAGTAAAGTAGCCGACACCTACAGTACTAACATGCGCGACCTGAAGACTGCTGAAGACGAGACTAAGGAAAGCTACAACAACAACGTGCAAGACCTGCAGGAGCAGAAGCGCAACAAGGAAGCTGCCCTAGACAATGATATCAAGAGCAAGGAGTCGGCATACCACTCAAGCCGCGCAGAATTGCTCGGTAAACGTGCTCAGACGGCTGGCGGCGGCTGGCGGCAAGTACAAGGCGCTATGGCTGGCGATATCGCTCAGAAAGACGCAATAGACCGCGCCCTGGCAAGCCTATTAGATAACTACCGCAATCCAGTGAACGTGCGCGATGTGAAAGTAAGCGACCCGAAGCTCACGAACTACGCGAACGACCTAAACGGTATTACCGTGGACGATCCAAACGGCACCGGCTACGACACCGACACGAGCGGCGAGTATTTGGCGCGCATGAAAGAAGAAGACAAACGTAAGAAACAATTGGTTTAGTACCAGATAACAAGGAAAGGAGCGGACGATATGTTTGATTGGATTGGTAATATCTTCAACAATCTATTCGGCAAGAAAAAAGAAGAAGAGAAAAAACCGGCACCTGTCTCTAACCAGCAAAACCAAGCCCCGCAAATCAATCTATCGCCCACTCCGACCAACACTGGCGCAGGTGCGTGGAGTGCAGTCCCAAAGCCACAGCAACAGCCTGAGACGCCAAAACTACAAACCCCTAACGTATCAATGAATGCTGCTGATACGAATAAGAGCGTATTGCCAACCACACAGCCGACACAGCAACCAAACCAGCCGGCAAACATCGGCTACCGCAAAGTTCAGCGTGCAGACAAAGGATTTGATTTCTATAACGGTAACCAGAAAATCAACGTAGACGATTATGTAAAGGGTACAGGCGCAAACAAAACCCTCATGCTCACCGACATGGCAAATCAGGGAGACAAGGTATCGCAGGATTATTTGAAGAAGACTGTAGATAACTCGCCGCACTTCAGCCAGCAATTCCAACAGGGCTATAAAGAGGTAACAAAGCCGGTTAACAACAAGATAGACGAGTATAACAAGTGGATAGACAGCGGCGATAAGGAAGAGGGCTTCCAGTGGAATGACCTCGGAGACTATGGACGATTTGCTGCAAAGCTGCCGAGCGGTATCATACAAGGGCTTGTTGAAGCCCCGCTAAAGATTAACCGTGCCCTCACTGGTGAAAACGTTAAGGACGACGGTACGATTGAGAAGCTTGATAACTGGCAACGCACCGGTACGCTCGCTGACGGTACGATAGATATTGCCGGCTTGCCATTCGGTGGATCGGGCACGCTATTGAAGTCGTTTGGCAAACAGGGGGCAAAACAAGCGATTGAGCAAGTCGGTAAGCAAACTACTAAAAACGCCGTAAAAACCGCGCTAAAAGATGGCTTAAAGAAAGCCGGTGAAGAGGGACTTGAAGAATTTGTCCAAGCTGGCGCAGGCGATCTAGCAGACGATGGCAAGCTCAATACCAACTTCGGCAACTACCTCGAAGCCGGTGCGCTCGGTGCGCTTGGCGGCGGTATGATGCATGGCGCTGGTAAAGGTATCCAGCACGGAAGAAGCGCCGTGTCAAACGCGATAAACCAGCATGCGCAGAACAGGAACAGCAGTAATGTAAACACAGTCCTTAATCCAAACACCAGTCAAAACCAAATGCTCGCTAGCACCGTAGCTAATCAAAACCAAGCCTCAGTAAACACAAGCCTTGATACTGGCGAACGTACCACCCCAGAGCGTGTAGAATCGCGCGTAACTGAACGCGACCCGGATCTGCCGGACGTAACATCTATTGAACCGCGCAACCGCTATGAAACGCGTGCGGCCATAGAAAATGGCGTCGTAACACCGCGTACGAAGTTCTTAAGCGTGGCTGAGAAAGTGGAAACCGCTCTCAACAGTAATATTCCAGCAAAGTATGGCTTAACAACCAGCACCGCGCAGAACACCTCTACAGCACTCAATCAAGACCAGTCCACTGCACAATCTGCTCCACAAAGCATACAAGGCGTACAGCAACCCCAAGCCGCGCAAACAAGCGCTCCAGTTCAAGCCGGCGTGCAGAACACAGCCCAAGGCTACCAGAATAGCGTAAGCCCCGCCTACAACCAGCAGGCGCAGTTTATTCAAGATGCTCCAGCAGCGCAATCAATCCAGCCGGCTAGCTTAGATGCCGGCAACCAAGACCTGCGTATGACTCCCGCCCTTGAAGCCGCATACCGCGCCGGTACAACCCCCGGTACTGCAACCCGCGCCGATATGCTTGCCGTACAGCGCGCAAACAATCAGCTCTTTGGTATGGACGCGCCAAACGTAGAGTTTGCCGATAACCTCCGTACCAGCACCGGCGAACCAGCAATGGGCGAAACAATCGATACCCCGAACGGTCCAAGCAAAATCCGTATTGCCCGCAACCAAGGCAACGTAGAAGCCACCTACTTCCACGAAGCGGTCCATAAAGCTCTCAATGACTTCATGACAAGCCAAGAGCGTACCGATATTATGATGAGCTATGCCGCAGACAACCGTGTAGATCCTTCCATGACGGAAACGCAAGTCGAAGAGCTTGTCGCAGAGGACTTCATTCAATACGTCGCTGCACGCAACAACGAGAAGTTTGCTAAGCCGCGTATCACCGACCAAATCAAAGCAGTCTTTGAAAAAGTGCTACGCCGTATCCAGCATATCGTTGCCCAAGCAACTCATCAGGGTACTATCACACCGGAATATCAACAATTCTACAATGACCTCTACAGCGGCAAGTACGCCGATGAACAGGTCATTGATAAGTCTATCCGAGACGGCGCTACTCCCGAACAGCTCCAGCTACAAGACCACCGTACCAACCTCCAGCATGCCTGGGACAATACGCTCGACCCTCAAACCCGCCGAGCCAT